TTAGCCTCTTGCTGGGCTTCCTCAGTTAATCCTTTGAACGCTCTAATAATGCCGCGTAATTCAGCTTTATCATAGAAAATAAAATCCCGTTGTGGAGTCACATCAGTTGCCATTGCGTGTCTCCAATACTTCTATAGCGGTAAGAATATCCTCTGCGTTTGACCACTCAGACATCGGGATCTGAGTAGCGATCGCAAGTTCAACCAATAGGCGACTTACTGATCCACGCTCATGGCTTTTGGGTTATCAGATCCCAGATCAACATCTACGACTGATTCCATCCATGCATCAAAAGGCTTTGTTGGTTGTGTGCCAGCCTCTCGCTTAACAGCTGAGTGGGCAACGAACAGAATGTCCCAGATAGCTCCAAACTCGGAGATACTTTTCTTTTCTGCTCGCTCCCACTTAGCGAAATCAGGTGGATAAGCTACGACTGTAATCTCTTCACCTGACTGGTATTTAATTGTCATTGTTTGTTGCATTTGTTTGCTCCCGTTTTAGTTGATTAGCTAAATGTACCTGTTGGGGTAGATTCTACCTGGAACACCAAGGATACTGTCTGAGCATCTGGCGCTGTGCCGTTTGGTGATGGAAATGTTGGAAATACATTACCTGTAAATACTGCGCCTGTTGCAGCTGTAAAGCTGAAAGCAATTGCTGTGTTAGGTGCTGAGTTTGAAGCTGTCCATAGTGATTCGCACAATGATCCAGTTGCTCCCCAGTCGGCTAGCATTTCTACTGTTAGAGTTGAGTTCGCATCTGTAACTTTGTAAGCACGACCGTCTAATGTCTGGTAAATCTCGCGTGTTTGTTCTACTGTTAGGGCAACACTTGTAGCCTGAGCATCATAAGAAACTGAGTTGATGGTCAGAGCCAAATCACGCCCTGTTATTACTGTTGTTGGCATATTTTTCTCCTATAGTGTTTGAGTGTAGTAGGTGCTTAAAGTGATATCTGAAACGAGCAGAATCGCTGCTCCTACCTCTGAAACGGATGGGCGTGAAACCGACCCAATTTCATATCCTGCTGGGATAGCAGCAAGAATACTAATTATGAGTTGCTCTAAGTTATCCAGGGATGCTGGATTGCTGTTATAGGCAACTGCCGCTGATATGACAAAGTTTAGTTTTACCTTAGTAGTTGATTTGTTAATCAGTAACAATTCCATCATTGGATCTGTGTACAGAATGGCTACAGCTGGTGGCGTTACCGTCTCAGGCACATAAGAATAAACATTTGCTGAAACGCCAGATAGAGCAGTTGCTAAAGCTGCTCTGACATCTGTGGCAATGTTTGAAGCTGTCATCCGATCATCGTTTCGACATCAAGCAAACCGCCAAGCATGCCTGAAACGCGATTAAAGAGTGAACGCCCTAAAGCGAAAGGTGAAATCTGGAAATCTACGCCCTGGATTGCTCCACCGCTTGAGTTACGAGCTTGGAAGATTTCTTTAGATAAAGCTGTGACCGCTTGCTCAACGACTGGATTGCCTACATAAGTAGAAGCTCCAGAAAGTGTTGCTGTACCTGATGGGATTACTTTTCTTGGCAAAATATCTGCGTTTGTTATTGCAACGGTAAAGAATGGGCGAGCCGCTGTGTACATTCCATCTACATAGAGAGATGAATTAGCCTCATAGAATGTAATGTCTTGGTCAAAATCATTAGAGCTTAAAACTGTAAAAGTACCGTTAAAGGGAGCGCCTACACCTGTGATTATTACGCTCTGACCTTTAGAAAAGTTATTTGTGCCTAAAACATGGAATGTAGCAACATTGCCATTTAACTCAACAGCATCAATTGCGCTGGAGTATTTGACAAGCATTGGAAGAGTGACCTGCTCAGCTGCATCAATAATATCTGCAAGCACGCTATCTGGATACAAGGATACAGAAACGCCAAGTAAAGTCCTGAGATCAGAGACCGAGATAATTGTTGGCATTTCTGTACCTTCCCTAAAAGGGTGGGGGAGCGATCGGGAGCAACCGCCCCCCCACATTTACTTATTGATTAAGCTACGTTTAGCTTACGGAATGCAGCTGGGTAGCGATTAACTACACAAACATATCCGTAAAGGCCGATTTCTAGCTGACCATTTGCAACGATATTTGAACGCAATTGGATCTGTGCGCTCTCATGGAATCGCATTGCATTTGTTGGATATACCAATGCATGCTTTGCGTTTGCATCGTCACCTGTGTAGTTTGCATCAACTACCAAGTTAAGACCTGCGACTGTACCGTTTGTTGATGCCTGTGTGATTAGACCAGCTGCGTTTTGTGGAGCTGCGGCTGCGAATAGTGGGCGCTGTGAACCATCTACAGCACCTAGTAATCCTGCGAAATCAATTCCATCTTCTCCACCTGTTGTTGCAACCAATAGGTTGTTAGGTGTTGAACGAGTTACGCCATAAGCATCTGAGATACCTAGAGCAATAGCCTTGTAGATTGTTGAAGATGATGATTGTGTTGCATTCTGTGCTGCGATCTGTGCAGCGTAACGATCTGTCTTTTGAGCATATGATGCAGCAAGCTCACGAATATAAAGATCCAAGAATGATGGGTCAGATCTGTCAATTAGCTCTACATCTAGCACGCCAGCGCCAGCAAACTTGACCACGTTATCTTCCTGAAACGTGACCGCAGTATCTTGTGATGCAAACTCTGCACCCTCAGCTGTCAATCCTACAATTGCCTGCGCTCCTAATTTTGGAGTAAACACTTTCATGCCACTTGTTGGAAGTGCAGCGGTTTCGATGCTTGAAATAAATGGACGTGAGTTATCAATAATGCCGATAACATCCTTTAGGTAATTTGGTGGAACCATACCTGTGTTTTCTGCAACTGTTGCAACTGAAAGTGCTGCAACAAGTGCGCGAGCATCTGAATCACCGCGTAGTGCTGCGATTTGTGCCTTTGCGAATTGTCCCGCTGTTACATTTGTATCAACGCGAGGTGTTGCGTATGCAACAGGAGCATATGCGCTAACTGTTGTTTCTGCCTTTGCAGCTTCTACCGTCTCGGTAGTTACTGCCTCTGAAACGGTTTCTGCCGACATGGCTTCTCCTTCTGGTTGGGTTTTTGTTTCTTCACCTTCTGGATTTGCCAGCGGTGAAACTTTATCTTGGTTATCGGCAGCTGCTACTTTTTCAACAACTGATCCTGGTATTGCGCCGTCTGTGACTAAGCTGACCTCTACGAGCTTAGATGCATTGATTGCCATAACGCCATCTTTGTTTTCCCATGAATCAACAGAAACACCGACTGAAAACATGTCGCGTAATCCAGTAGATGCCTCAATAAGTGCATCATTACCAGCTGTTGTTTTAGCGATTTTAAATTCGGCTGTGATACCTGATTCATCCTCTGACCAGCTCATCATTTTCCCAATTGGAGCTGATCTTTGATGCTCTAAAAGTAATTTTATATTTTTGCCAAAAGTTATTGAGTTAGGCAAAAACTCTGTCATTCCTGCAGATGTATTGCCTGGGCTATTCCATGCAACAATACGACCAGCAATAATGCGGCTTTCTGAATCTGCCGCTGTTAAAGTAACTGGAAATTCGATTTTCATTTAATTAGGTCTTCTTCCTCTTGTATCTGCTCCACACTCATTGCACCAATTGAGTTAAGGATCTGATATACCTGCGCACGCTCTAATGCTGAACCGCGTAGGAATTCATCCAGGCTGTAACGCGCCTGTACCGTTGTAGAGCTTAGGAAATCTGGTTGGCTTAACCGTTGCTCTATTGGGATAAGGATATTTTTTAGAGAAAAGTCAATAAGTGCCTTGCGTTCGTTGATTGCATTGCTGTAAGTCAGACTTGTAACTTCTGCACCTGCCCAGTAACCGCTAACGCCCAAGGCTCTGCATAATTCCAGAGCAACATACTGGCGAGCTTCATTTAATTGTAATTTGGCGGGATCTATGCCAAGGATTTGCAAATCAACATCTGCATTTAAGAATGCTGTTGATCGTGACTTGCGAGCAGAATTCCATGCAGTTAATAATTTAGCAATTCTTTCAGATGTAAGGTTTGTGCCATTTGACTTTAGTGCCATTTGTGGTACAGGCTCTTTTGCATACATTTCGGCTGCGCTTTCTAATGCAGCTGCAGCTTTAATTGTTTTACCTGCGCGAGATAGCACGCCTTCATCTAAACCATAAAATACTATTACAGAGCCTACGCCCGAAAGTGGTGCCGCAATGTTATCTACCTGGTATCCAATGATTTCGGTTTGATTGTAGTTATATTGCGGCAACACTCGTGTTGGATCTATTCTTGTCCAGTCTTGAATTCTGCCATCGGCATACATTGACATAACAAGTCCATAAGACACGCCGCGAAATAATAAATCTTCTGCTACGAATGCGTAAGTGTAAGATCCTGGCACTCTTGGATCTGGTTGATTGAAAACGCGATTAGGCTCAACATGTGCGCCAGTAAATTTGTTGTAAGTTTCGATTGGCAGACTTGCCACAGTAGAACAAAGTAGGTTTCTAATTCTTGCAATTGTTGGCACAGCCATAGCTTCTGCTCTTGATGCTGTAGTGCCGTATGTTAAAGGATAGGCGCTTACCGTAAATGGTGAAAGCGCGGCAGATACATC